AAGACGGTATTGAGGGGGTTGTGAAATTTGCTTACGGAGAGTGGCAAGTATATGTTGACGGAGAATACGACAGTAGTTTGTGGCACTGGGTTTATATGTGTGGTTCTTGTGAAGTAATCGGAAATATACACGAAAATCCAGAGTTACTAGAAGGTAAATAATATATCTAAAAACGAGATTAACAAGGGGGAGATATGGAAAACGAAAAGAAAGTAGTAACAACAGAAGGTAAGGAAGTGGCAAGGGCAATATCGCCAGAACTAATCAGCCAAGCGGTTAATAAGGGAACGGACTTAGCCGGATTGGAAAGGCTTTGGGATTTACAGATCAAGTATGAAGCCAACGAAGCTAAGAAGGCGTACACTGTAGCAATGGCGGCATTTAAAGCCAATCCACCACAAATAAACAAGGATAAACGTGTTAAGTACGAAACAAGCAAGGGTACGACAGAATACAGTCACGCTTCACTTGCTAACGTAGCCGAAAAGATCAACGCGTCATTAAGTGAACATGGACTTTCTGCCGCCTGGACTACAAAACAGGATGGAGCGGTAAGTGTCACTTGCAAGATTACACATGCTCTAGGGCACAGCGAAGAAACAATGCTTACAGCCGGAGCAGACACAACAGGCTCTAAGAACTCGATACAGGCTATAGGAAGCACGATCACCTATTTGCAGAGATATACGTTACTTTCCTTAACAGGGCTTGCGACTGCCGACCAGGATGATGATGGTCAAGGTAGCGAGGAAGTTGCATATCTCACAGAAGAACAATTAGGTCAGATCAAAGATTACACCGACAACTACAAAGGGTTTGAAGCGCGTCTGCTCAAACATCTGAAAGTTGAATCGTTAAACAAGATTCCGGCATCTGCATTTAACAAAGCTCTTATAGCTATGGAGACAGCAAAAAAACAAGCCGAATGAAAGGCTAAGGGATCAACAAGAGAAAGCTATAGCAAGGCACTTAAAGCGTTTAAACAAAAGGAGAAATAATGCACATTCGTAAAGACATAATTCAGGGATCGGATAGCTGGTTCGAGGCTAAACTTGGCAAGATGGGAGCCTCTAGTGCCTCACAGCTTGTTTCTAGCACAGGAAAGCTGTCTACTAGCAGAAAAGGCTTGGTTTATACTCTAGCGGCCGAGATTTTATCAGGACAGCGCGAGGAAGGATATACAAACAGTTACATGGAAACCGGGAACACGAGAGAAGCAGAAAGCCGCAGTTTGTACGAATTGATAAGCGGAGATACTATTGAGGAAGTTGGCATTATCTGTCCAGATGACAAAGAACTATATTTATGCTCGCCTGATGGAATTTGCCAAAAGAAAAAATACGGGCTTGAACTTAAAAACGTGAAGCCCAAAACCATGATCGAGTATCTATTAAAAGGCACTGTTCCTTCGTGCTATGTGCCTCAAATTCAGTTTTCGCTAATGGTGACAGGTTTTGATTATTGGGTGTTCATGGCATATTCACCTAACCTCCGTCCACTGATATTAAAGGTAGAACGGGACGAAACCTTGATTGGGAAGTTAAGAGTAGAAACCTTGAAAGCAATAAATGAAATTGACGAGATAGTTAAAAAGCTAAAGGAGCAAAAGTAATGCCAGAAAAACAAGGGCGTGTAATCGCCGTAGAGACACGAAAGGACAATACCCTAGTCAAGGTGCTAATGAGCAATAAAGTCCCCAAGGTGGGCGATTCTGTGCGAATCCGGTGGGGAAAGCAAAGAAGCAAGGACGCTAACGCCCTCTACTGGGTGTATCTTGAATGGGTATTGTCTGAAGGAAACCTTAGAGAACAAGCCGGATATGTAACAACGGAGGAATTTCACAACGATCTTAAAGGACATTTCCTAATGATACGAGAGAAAAGTCAACGAGGCATAATGGTTATCAGGGAAAAGTCTACAACGGAACTCGACACAACGGAATTTCACGCTTACATGGAAAAGGTAGATTTGTTAGTGACCACGTTTTTTGAGATACCGACAGACGAATTTTGGAAAGATTATCAAGACTTCTACGCTAAAAATTAGGAGCAACCATGAAAAACTACGATTCATTTTGGATATTTATCGCAACATCTAAACTAAGGAGGAAATATGTGTGGAAATTCGGACTTTTCAATAAAAAATAAAGATGTATCTTTGTATTTAGGCTACTACGGCAGTTCCCTAGAAGTTGATAAGATTAAATACGATCAAGAAGAAAAGAGAGACGAGGGTACGAATAGCCGAGAAGAAATGAAAGATTGTCTTTTCAAGAATTTTACAAAAAAAGATTTAGTTGAAATTATGTTAAAGTTTGTTGATAACGGGGAAGAAGGATAAAGGAGCAACCATGACCACAGGACAAGCAATAGCAGGCGTAGGAATACTAATCTTCGCACTAATGGCACTAAGCGGATTTGTAAACATCAAGAAATTAAACAAGGGGGAGATATGAGACAGGACGAAAAGATGGAAATAGATAGAATAATAAAAGTGCTAGACAATGCGGAGAGTTCATTTGAAGAAGGGTGCGACTGGAAAACAATAGCAGCAGAACATTTAGTGGATTTTGATATAGGCACTAAAGATAGGTTTGAAATAGGACAAGGCGCGGTCAGCTTAAGCAACAATCAAGTAAATATAAATTTCACGATTAGCCCAAAAGACTACAAGGAGAAAAAATGAAAACAAAATCACAAGAACAAAGAATACTCGATCTATTCGCCAGGTACAAGAAAGTAACTTTACCCATGATCTTAGACCTACGCGTGGCTAGCTACAGAAGGAGAATAAGCGATCTTAGAGAGAAAGGCTTAAATATCGTGAATTATATTGAAATGAAAGACGGCATTCGGTGTTCGTATTACAGATTGATAAAGTAAGGGAGGGGTTATGCGAGAGATAAAGTTTAGGGCGTGGGATAAAGACCGAAATAAAATGTATGAATGGGATTGGTTCGATGGCGAATCTATTGATTGCGTATTTAAAGATGAGTTTAGCGGACTTATCCTCATGCAATACACAGGCCTAAAAGACAAGAACGGTGTTGAGGTTTATGAGGGTGATATTGTAATAGTCCAACGTCCACAAACACCGCCATTTAATGAAAAAGCCGTAGTAGAGTTCTACGCTAACGCTTGGTGTGTTGATATGTCTCCCTTTTATCCGAAGGCAAGAGAGGGTTGGATACAACATATAATGAGTGATGCTACTTTTGAAATTATCGGCAACATACACTCTAACCCAGAACTAATAAGCAAGGAGGGGAGGTAGGATGAAGAAGAAAAAAGAATGGTGTCGTGTCTGTTTCGAAAGAACATACATAAAGAAAGAAACTATTCCAGGTAGACCACATATAAACTGTAGAACAAGTGAAATAGAGGGCAGGGATGCCGACATTACTAAAAAAACATGCAGTAAATGCGGCGAGACAAGTTTTATAAACTTAGCCGGATCACCCAAAGATCAAGCAAGAAATAGACGTAGATTCAGAGCGGTTAGAAAATCAGTTATGAGCAGGGAAAGCACAGATGAAATGTTAAATAGACTAGACAGAGCGTAACACCTGGCAACAAACCATAAAATAGGAGGGGATGTGAACTTTATCCACATAGACATATGCATTCCAGAGGGAGACATAAAACAATCAATCTGGATCACAGATGAGGAAGAAAAGAAGAAAGCGGGGGAGAATGAAGCTTGAAAAAATAAAAGAAAGTTGCTTGACTTCTCCCGGGATTGTGCTATACTTAGCTTGTTACAAAAGCGAATCATGAAAAACTCAAAAACAAAACACAATTTTAAGCTAGACGGAAAAGGTTTTCTTACGCTCGTTCAGAGCATATGATTCGCGGCCGAAGTACGTCTAGCTCTTATTTATCATGGAATGGACAAAGATAAAACCCAAACATTTTCTATACACAGATTATAGTATAGGGAACATAGGATGCTTAACGCTATTACTATGTCTTACGGCTCACTTGGAACGACTACCAACACACCATGAACGTGTGAGAGCCACACATATAAGGGCACTATGCTCGCTAGAGAAGGCTATGATGAAGCACTCATGCACTGTTGATGAAGTGTTGTTGAAAGTGTTAGAAGATGTTGATGGAATTGAACACAAAAAAGCCGTAAGTCGTGAAACATCAAAGAGATATAGAAAAAAACATAATAATGAAAAAGGTGGTGGTGACACGTCATTTGACACGACAGAGAAGAGAAGAGAAGAGAAGAAGAGAGAAGATAATAAAGAACAAAGAGAAAAAGACCCCTATCCTCCCTTTGAAAAACTTGTTTTTGATTCTTGGAATAACCTATGCAAAGAATATCCAATGTTACCAAAATGTCGGAGCATAACCCCGGGACGGAGGACACATTTAAAAAAGAGGTTCACCAATAAGGACTTTGTTAAAAACATAACCGCGGCAATACAGGGCATACCAAAGAGTGATTTCCTTATAGGCAAGAACGATCGAGACTGGAAGATAGATTTTGATTTCTTAATAAAGAACGACGAGAACTACACTAAAATCCTCGAAGGCAAATATGGCGGGGTATCAGAAAACAGTAAACGAGATGAAGTACAAAAACAGCTAAAGGAAGCGGGTTTAATATGAAGCTTGAATATAACGTTAGTAAAAACTGTGTGTATAAGACAGGAAAAGGCACTTTCAGGCGTTGGTATGAACGCAGGCTAGGCCATCCACTCGAAAATGACGTAACCACCTTATCGCAAAAAGACAAAGAAAAGCTATTCTTATCATGGAAACATGGCTATAAAGAACCAAGTGCAAACTATGAAATAGAGAACACAAAACTAGGTATCTTACAAACCATACTTCCAGAAACATGGCAAAATATGAATCCGGACATGAAACAGTATTATAAGAATGAGGCAATGTTTGAGATTAAATGTAATGAGATAAGGGAGTATCTAGGATTGTTTGAGTTTTCGTGCGATCTTATGAATTATTTACAAAAAGGGCAATATTTAAGGGGGAAGAAATGAAAGAGCAACTAGAAAAAACAATAAAAGAATTTTTAAGCGATATGGCACAACAAGACAATAGGGCAACCGCGTTTCCTTATTTCTACATTATCAGAGACGAGGATTCTGTTTGTGTTGGTCGAGATAGTGATGATTCGCAAGACACCTATTGTGATGAAGATTATGACGAAATTACATACAGAGATGAAGACTACGATACTTTGTCCGAAGAAGAATATGATAAATTGCCAGAGAAAGAAAGAACTAAACTTTACCTTAAAAAGGTGTGGGTAGAGAAGGGAATGTTTTTGACCGAAAAAGACGCAAAATTACATTTAAAAATTAATCACTATCACTATACTGAAAATGCACATACTTATGTTAAGCATTCTTGGCGTGCCGGGGATTTAAAGGATTTTTTAAAAGCCTTGTTTTTATATTTTAATGTGGAAAAAGGTAATTTGGATTTTTAAAAAAGGAGAAAAAATGAAGAAATACGATTATGCCGGTGAAACATATCTTATACCGAATGAGGATAAGAGGGAGTGCGAGGGCAGCGTATGTACAAACCAAGAAAAAATTATGAATTGTAGCGACATAATAGAATGTAAAGATGGATGTATTTTTCGGAAAAGCGATGTACTAGCCAAATCCGCCCTAACCGCCTATCTAAAACAAAAGGATGAGTTGAAGGTAGGGGATAAGGTTATGGTGAGGGAGGATTTGGTGGTTAATAAAATGTATAGAAGGATAATATTTACGTCTAAAATGGCACAGCATGGTGGAGACTTGCTGACTATTTCTGGAAATACAAACGCAGAAAACTATACAGTGGAAGAAAACGCCTTTATATGGAGCAGAGAAATGCTAATCAAACAAAAGGAGAGTAACATGGAATTTACGAAGAAGGATTTACGGAGTGGGATGTGGGTTGAGACGGCTAATAGAGGCACTCTTATGGTTATGCTTAACACGGCACAGGGCGACATCGTATCAAACAGCACATCTTTTGAGAGATTAAAATATTATGATGATGGGCTAAAAATGAGCCACATAGGAGATTGGGATATAATTAAAGTATATAGAACCGTACCAGGGTGCTATTGTTCGGGAGAAAACAAAGAGCTAATCTGGCAACGCCCCGAAGAGGTAAAGAAGATAGGAGTAAAAGAAGCTTGTGAGGCATTGAAAGATAAGTATGGTTGTAAGGTTGAGATAAGTTTATAGATTGTTGCGAGGGATGGTGGAATAGGTAGACACTAAGGAGTTAGCTGATAGTACCGTCAATCGAGCTAACACCAAGACAAGGACGGTTAATGCAGGGTGACTATACGAGTGGGCGTTGTAAAGGCATTCAGAGTGACGCCTGATGATAGATAAGACCTTTATCTCGGCAAATCCCTGCTCCCTCGCAATACATAACAGGAGGAAGATATGTTAATAATTGAAACAGAAAATGAAATAGAACGAATAACTGTAGGTGTTGGCGAAAGTGAAATGTGTTGTGATGTTGGGCCCTTTGGATTTGATAGAATAGAACCATATCAAGAAAATGGAGAAATGGCATCGGTTGTATGGTTTAACCTAATCAAGGATAACAAGGTTGTATCAAAAGTAAGTTCTAAATTTGTATCTTGTATAGACTATAAAAAATAACCATAGAGGAACTAAACAAGATAGGAGGATCGGATGTTGAAGGACAAGATAAGAGAGATACAAACAGCGTTTTATAAAGAGGTTACATGTCCGAGTAAATTGCCAGAATTTCGAAGTGGGTATAATGCTTGCTTGTCTTGTAAAATGAGTAAAACTTGTGAGTTGATGCAGAACATGGAGCAAGCTATCATCACCGCAGTCAAAGAGTGTTTACCTGAGAAGAAATGCCTTGCTAGAAGCGAAGTTAGGTTCATGTGCGATACTTGTGGAGCGAGAGATGCTTGCGAGCAGTATAAGACAAATTTAACGATTGATGTAATGCGTGAAAAGATAGGGGGATATGATGAGTAAGAGGAAAATAGAATTAAAAGTACACTCCTGCGGGGTGGTGCTAGCCTTAGAGGCTCTTGCAACCAGAGAAGCCTCTGATTCTATTGAAAAACAAATATATTGTCCCGTATGTAAAAGGTGGTGCGACTCATATGAGTTTGTAGACGTTGAACCAATAACCTACAAGGAGAAATAAACCCATGAAAAGTATAAAGTTGAGATCGATAGAGGGGTTAATGCCCGGGAGGAAGGAATTTCGTGAATATGAATCACAAGTCCAGGGGAAACAAGCACACAACCAACTCCACGACAAACTCGGGGAGAGGAAGATTCGGCTTGATGTTGAGGTAATGGCCAGAGTTTTATTTCAAAGAGACGCAGGACACCTAGGAAGAACATACGAAGAGACTTATGATGTTTCAAATTATATAGGTCAAGCAGAATTCCTCGCAAACAACATAGAAACCATCATAAAACTAGATAGTGACGATTAAAGGGGGAAGAGAGCAATGTACTGTGAAATTTGCGGGTGTAGGATAGACGAGGGAGATTGGGAAGGATGTAGCGGGAAATGCAGTCAATGCAGAGGGAAAGGGGAAGCTAATGGAGAACATTAAGAATAAATACATACCATTCGGAAAAGAGTGGAAAAAAGAAATGCGAAGATTTAAAAAGGAAGCTTTAATCGATATTCTCGCAGCAGCCCAGCAACGCCTGGCGAGGAAAGATTTAGTAGCCGAGGAACACGCTAAAATAATTACGAGGTACGAAATAAAAGTAGCAAGCTTGAAGGAAAAGCTTGGCAGAGTGAACACGGAAAGCCTTAGCAACTTGATAATGACATGGGCTTCCACTAGGTATACAACTTTTCACGATGGCGATAAATATGGACTTGCAAATTTAATAATGAAGATGGTGCATGGTGACAAATGCAAGAAATAAGCTACGACACAGTATTAAACAACATAACAATCACCAAGTACATTGTAGCTGTGTTGGCTGCATTGTGTGGGTGGGTAGCGTACAAAGTTTGGGGAAGATATGATACACGAAATAAAAGTAAAGCAATGTTATTTGATACATACACTTGAAGGAAAGAAGATGTTTGAGGTAAGAAAGAACGATAGGGATTATCAGGCTGGAGATACAATTTGCTTTTTGCCAATTGAGAACAGCGAAGGGTATAACTGTTATGATGTAAAGAACCCAATACCGCCCTATGAAATAACGTATGTGTATGCGGGAAATCTTACAAATCAAAATCATGTTGTTTTAGGAATTCAACCCATCAAGGAGGACCCATGTCAGGAATAGCTTTCATGCCAGATTTACAAGAGATACGCAACAAAGAGTTGGAGAGGGACAACCAAGAAAAACGAGACTTGATTAAGAGGGTCAACAAGATATTGGAGGATTAATGGCAAAACGAACACTAAAAAGATGGAAGTTCTTAGTCTGGCAGGCATTATCTAAAGCCAAGAGAGCCAAAGGGGTTTGTCAAAGATGCGGGAAGGTCAGGCCGCCAGCAGAGCTTGACGCGCATCACCTTGTCCCGAGGTCTAAGGGAACTTATGCTATGTTTGAGCCGGATAACGTCGTTGTAATGTGTGGATTCTATTGTCACAGGAACTTTTGGCATGGGTCAAGCACATGGGATGAACAGCGCGACTTGATCGAGAAATGGATAGGGTTAGACAGGTATTATGAAATCAAGCAGAGATCAAACCAGATCTGTAAGTATGACGCGGATGATTATGCGGAAATGCTAGAAAGGTTTACAAAAGGTGACATATGAACAAGGGCTTAGGAAGCAAACCAAAAGAAATAAATCCCATCTTGTGTGGGATCTTACTCTGTATCGGCCTGGCGGGTAGTGTTTTATTTTTAATCGCTGGGTTGGTGCAACTAGCAGAATGGGGGATAAAATTATGGAATTTATTCGCGCAACACTAGACACGATGGATCTATTTTTCGCGGAGAACGGGAAAGCATGTCTTTTAATGCTGTTTATATCGTGGTTCATGGTCTGGGCGTTTGGGTATGTGAAAGGTCGACAAAACAGTTACAGGTTAATCGAAGAATTTCGCCGAGTGGTGAACATGGAGGAAAAGACGGATAGCGTAAAAGTAAAGGCGATTGGTCACATGTTGGATTTGGAGGGGGTGGAATAGTGGAATTGATGCCCCCTAAACAAAAATATTATCAGAGTGGGAGACAAAGAGAATACATGAGGCTCTCCAAGCTTGAACCATCAAAAACAAATGGGATAATAATAGAAAGCATAGTCCACTTAAACGGTAGAGTTATGGTGAACGCTGAAAAGATGGAGAAGTCTTTCTATGTTAAAAAGCAAAGGTATTCGTTTGGCGTTATATTTGATACAGATATTTATAGCCCCTGGTCTGCGCTGATGTCTTTCAGGGAGAAAATGGCAGAAGCAATCAGAAACCATAGAAAGCGAGGATAAATGAAAACATTAGCACTGATACTATGCTTGCTCCTGGCAACACCGTGTACTGTTATGGCTTGGGATGATAGCATTCAGAAAGAGGACTGGGAAGAGAGTAAGGCTAAGGGGGATGAATGGCTGGAAGGCAACCCTTCTGGTAGGATGCAGAGAACAGATGTCATAATGATGGCTATAACTTACTATCTAAAAGCTATGCTAGAGAGAGAAGAAGTGCATACAATAAGAACAAAAGATCCCAGAGGCAGGGAATATTATAATCAATTATTGGGGAACAATAGTAAGCATGACCCAATTATAGAAGTGCATGAGAAATATAAAGGCAGTAATTTCGACAAGGCTTCTGCCGCAACCTATGAAATGTGGAGAGCAATTAAAGAGTATTGTGAGGGCAAATGAAACCACAAGACTGTCACCTCCTATCCGTAGCATTTGTAAAACACATTCTCCGAGTAGCATCCGGCAAGAAACCATACGTAGACAGACAGTTCCCCGGAGAAGAAGAGAGATCAAAGAAATTTCTGCACTCAACATCATTCCAGATGGTTTGCGAAGGCGTGAACCTCAATCCGCAATATTTAATCGAGAAATTAAACAAGGAGTAAGCATGACAGTAACAGCAGGCGGTTGTTTAAAACACTCATACATGGTAGCTGAATGTTTTCCCGGCGAGGGGTACCACACAGTAGAGTTTGAGTGTATCTGTGACAAACGTATCAAGACAAAAGTTGTAGCAGGTAAAACTTTCTATAAGGGAGACTGCACATGTGGACTTCATTGGATAGCTGAAATAAAAAATCCCTAAATGCAAATTACCTGTTGACAACTTCTTGGGAATCAGTATCTTTATAGTGAGAGTAGGGACTTGCAAAACAGAGTCTTAAAAATTAAGGCTTCAACACAATACTAATATAACTCTGCTCTCGCTAACCCAAGGACACACCACATGCCATGCAAAAAAGGAAGACCTCAAAAACCTAAGTCTAGCCGAAAGGGTAAATAGTGACTATTTGGTTCCGCAACAACAAAGCAGCCGAGAAATATTCCGAAGAGGATATAATAAAAATACTCGCAGAGACCCTTGAATGGGTTGAAGACAATGACGGAACCCTGATCGAGGACAGCGAAACAGACCGAAAACCTCTTATAAGACTTAAAACCGAAGTCGAACTGTATCTCTTAAAAACACACAGTATAAGCAGAACAACGCTTATGTCCTGGATTAATAAAATACATAGTAATAATGAAAGTATCGTCGGGTTGAAGGCGGCGATTGATGTAACCCTAGAGAATAGACTAGTTTACGACAAAGATATACGCCCAAATATACAGGCTTTAGTCTTGCAGAACAAGCATGACTACCGGGAAAAGAGAGATATAAATGCGGATGTTAAATTTGCAAAGATGGGTAGGATAACCAAAGACGATGAAAAGGCCGACTTTAATGTTGGAGACCAACAAGATTAAAATGGAGATGATATGAGAAAAACAGTGGCAAAGGCTCTAAGAAAAGAAGCCGTAAAGCGAGGATTTACTAAAAGCCAGTTCAGGGCGATCAAGAAGAAATACAATAGATTAAAACATGTTCAGGTCGAAGTTGGTGAAGGCGAAGAAAAGAAGATGAAATGGTTATCGGTTCTTCAGCAAAAAAAGGCTTTATGTCTAAGTTAAGCTTTCCTGAATTTCTGGATTTTCCAGATAAGCTGTTACCATTGTTAGACCCGGATGTTTTTAATAAGTACACGTATTTCGTTATAGAAGGCGGCAGGGGTTCGGGAAAGACACAGAGCGTAGCTAGATTTCTCTTGTATTTGGCCGAACAGTATTCTTTAAGGATAGTAGCCGCCCGGGAACAGCAGAACAGCATAGAGGATTCAGTATACGCGGTATTTTCTGATTTGATACATAAGTACAAATTGTTCTTTGATACACCCAAAACTAAGATAAGTCATAGGGCTACAGGCTCTACGATTGGATTTAAGGGCATGCGCGAGCAAGGCGCGGTCAACATTAAGGGTATGGAGAATGTTGATATCGTCTGGTTCGAAGAGGCACAGAGCGCGAGTAAAGGCACTTTGGACATACTTTTGCCTACTATTCGTAAGAATAACGCTAAACTGTTCTTCACCCTCAACAGATATGTGCGAAATGACCCTGTTATGAGTCTTGTGGGACAGAAAGATTGCCTACACATACACATAGATCACTTTGAGAACAAGCATTGCACGCTGTCACTAAAGAACCAGGCCGAAAGCTGTAAGAATCGCAACGAGAAAGACTACAATCATATTTGGCTTGGTCAGCCTTTAGACGTTACTGAAGAGTTCTTATTCAATTTCTCCAAACTAGACAAGGCTAAGACACTGGAACCCTTTGGTGATTTGTTCTACAAACAAAAGGTAATGGCGGTAGATTTCGCAGGTGGTGGTGGGGATTTATGTATGGCGAAGCTCTTAGAACGCAGAAGTAATGTACATTGGGAGAACACTAAGGAAGTCGGTTGGAGCGACCCAGATACCGATTTGAGCGTAGGCAAGACAATATCCCTATATGGGGAATGGCAACCAGATGTGTTGATTGTAGATGCCGGGGGATTAGGCTACCCCATGTTTATCACGATAAGCAAGACGATTAAAGACGTTATAGGGTTTGACGGAGCAAGCGCATCGAGACAACCAAACACAGGGAACGCTAGGGCAGACGGCTTTTTTAGTTTGAAAGAGTATTTTGATAGAGAGTGGTTGATATGTAAGAGCCAGTACACGATTAACGAGTGTGAATGGATAAAAAAGAAATACCATGTCAACGGTAAAATATATATACAAGACAAGAAACAAATCAGGATAGACAATAACGGTGCTTCTCCTGATAGAGTGGATGCTTTAATGATGGGTGTATATGCTATTCGGTACTATTTAGGCAAGATGGCTACGGATAGCGAGAAAAAGAGCAATAAACCGATACGAACTAATAAACCTAAACGGAGGTAGTTATGGGTGGCGGCGAAGAGGAAAAAGTAGACAGAGGTGGAGACGAAGGCCTGGGTGAAGAGAAGAAGAAATCCAAGAAACTTAGGAGCGCTCTCTTAGAGCAAGAGGGTGGCATCATGGGTGAAGAGATCGAAGAAGGCGGGGTAAAGAAACGAAGAGGCTTGTTCAACAACTAATAGGCGGAATATGGCAACAAACAATAAGAAGTTAAGAGATTGGCATAACGAGCTTAAAAAGAAGTCTGACGAGAATCAGTCTTTGTGGGACGATATAGCATCGGTAGTTGGGATAGGTGTCAACCCGAGGCTCAAAGACAGTAAGAACTCTAGCAAAGAAGGCGAGGCGCTAGATACTTCTGTAGATGATCCAACCGCGGCACTTAGCGTAAACCAGGCCGGAGACTATCTTTTAGGCATCATGTGGGGAACAGGCGAGAAGATACTTGAACTTGAACCCACAGAAGAGGCGTTACAAATGGCAGATCAAGCCACTTTAGCCCCTTTCTTCAAATATGCTACCGGTAGCCTACTAGGACAGATGAATAACGCAGAGGCCGGGCTTTCTACCAATTTAAAGCCGTATACCTATGACCAAGTATCTTTCGGAACAAGTGGGATGGGTGCTTATCCTAACGAGAACTACGGAGTAGAGAGCAACGCATTGATATTCAGGTCGTATGGTGTGGACAATATGGACATTGACGAGGGCAAGAATGGTCTTATCAATGTCATCTTTGTTACATATCAGTGGCGTGTCAACCGTGTAATCTCTGAATTTTGTTATAAGAACGGTAAGTTTCAGCAAGATTTGTTTGAGGCGTTGCCCGATAAGATACAGAAGAACCATAAAGACAAGAATATAAACGAAGAATATACCATCATACAGGCCATATTCCCCCGGGAAGACTTCAACCCTAAGTTACAGGGCAAGAAAGGTACGAGGTACAAGGGCATCTGGTATTGGGACGAGGAAGACGATAAGACTCTTTTGCAAGAAGATTATCCCACGTTACCTGTTGCGGTGGCCAGGGCGATTAAAATACGAGGCCAGGTGTGGGGTAGAAGTTCCGGAACGCTGCTTATATCCACTATCAAGAGTGTAAACTACATCGTAGGCGAGACTATCAAGATACTCGAGAAGATGGAAGACCCGTCACTCGGAGTATGGAATAACGCTATATTTGGCGACAGTGTAGTCGATTCGTCAGCAGGTGGGCTTGTTGTATTCAACGAAGGTGTGACCGGTCAACAGAAAAACCCCGTGTTCCCATTGCATGAAGTAGGCGATCCAAGGGGTATTATAGAGTTTCTTGTCCCTTATCTCAACGATAAGATAACCACAGGCTTTAAAGTAGACCTATTGCTTGACTTTAACTCGGCTAAAGAAATGACGGCCACAGAGAGTTTGCAGAGGTTTGTAATACGCGGTAAGAGCTTATCAAGTTTGATGCAACAGCAGAAAGTAGAAATGCTTGTGCCGTTGATACATAGGTCAGTATCTTTGCTTGACAGGGTTAATTTGATGGGTGTAGACCCCAGCATTGATAAAGCAGGCGTTAAGGAACTTAAAAAGCTTAACCGGGGCGATGTAATCATCCCCGAGGCTATCTTGGATCTTAAACGACAGGGCAAGCCTTGGTATAAGATACGCTTTAATAACGAGTTAGATAAACTTTCAAGGACTGAAGCGGTAGAGAATATATTGCAGGTTGTTAATGTTGTCGGTGCGTTGGCGGCGTTATACCCGATAATCGTACAGGCAATAGACTGGTTCAGGCTCGTACAGGACTTAAACGACAATCTCGGACTTGACTATGTTATAGACGCAGATGCTTTCAAGGCGATAGTAATTGCAGATGCACAAGCGAAGGCACAGGCACAAGATGCGGCAACCAGTAAGGACATGGCTGCGACAGGTAAAGACTTAGTAGAAATGCAGAAAACAGCAGGGGGGGGAGATGGAAAAGGGTAAAATTGATATGAGCGCGGTAAGTGGAGCGCTCAAAAGACAGCAAGACAAGGCCAAGGCACAAGAAGCGTTTGAAGAGGAAATGAAGGCACTGAAACAAGATGCAGATATTTGTTTTGGTTCTCCGGCGGGGAAGAAGATAGCAAAGGCCATGATGGGTGTAAGTGGTATTTACAACGTCAATAAGAACGTAACGGATCCAGCGCTCATGGGAGAACACAGGGGAATGGCTAAAATGTATTTGATATTCGTAAAAGGGATGTGTAGTCCTGATGTGATAGCGGAGATTGAGCGACCAACACAAGGAGAAAATTGATATGAAATTATTGAGACGTTTGTTTATGCCTAATTTGTTCTTATCTTTTGCCGGAGAAGGCGAGGGTGGAGCGGCAGGTGCGGCGGGCGAAGAAGAAGGAGCCGGAGGATCGGGCGCCGGAGAGGGCGCGGGAGAAGGTGCTGGTGGCGAAGGTGGCGGCGGAGAATCGTATCAAGTACCAGAGACCTACAGAGAACAGGCATGGGCTAAAGACATCAAGAGCGAAGAAGATGTGTATAAACAGCTACAAGGGGCGCAAGAACTGATAGGCAAGAAGAGTTTGCCGCCAAAGTTTGAAGATATGACCGAGCAACAGGTAGAGGACTACAACAGTTCGACAAGGCCAGAGAAGTGGGAAGACTACGAAATGCCAGAAAGCTTTACGCCCACTGAAAAAGAACTCTACGGTAAGGCTCTACACGAAGAAGGCATAAGTGGATTTAAAGCCAAAAGGTTAATGGCTAAGTTAGAGGCACAGCACAACGAGACAAAGGAAACTACCTTTGGCGAGAAGGGCTGGAAAGAAATACTTAAAACGTCCTTTGGTGACGAGTTCGAGACTAAGGGTGGGGAAGTAACAGGGTTCATCAAGAAAAACGCTGTAGAAGCCGACCAAAAGCTTATTGAAGCGGCTCCGAATGAAGTCTTAGGGGCTTTTTACAGGATAATTGACAATGTTAAGAAAGCTTACGGCGCGAATGAGGCGGGGACAGGCGCGGCCGCTCCCGGTACGAGTGGTGTGGTAGATAAGGCGGCACAGCAGAAAGTGATTAGAGATAAGATTGTTGCCCTTAACAGTAGACCACATACGCAAGCCGAAAAAGACGTTTTGATAAAAGAACTAAGCGATTCATATAAATAACCGGAGGTAATATTGTGGCGACAAAAGCACAGATAGTGGCAGAACTAAAAGAAAAAGGTGTTGAATTTGACCAACGAGCGGTTAAGGCTGTTCTCGAGGAATTGCTTGAAGACGCAAAGGGTGGAGCAGAAAATTGCCCCACAGAGGAAACAACCACAAGAACCACTCCATCAAGGGGCGGGATTGCCATTGACAAGATCACCGCAGAGCGATTAGAGGATTGTGTGCTGGTAAAGATATTCGCCACAAAGAACGATTCGCCTCTACGAATAAGGAGATCTTTGCCACAGAGCATGGATATAGGAAACGCAATAGAAACAGCACTTGAAATGATATAACAAATAGGAGATTGAAATGGAAAACACAGAAACAACGAAGAAGGTAGAAAAAGTGAAGATGATGAAACTCACAGTATCAGGCAGTTTCAAGACACAGCCGGGCAGCGATAAGGATAGATGTAATTTCGCTAGCATTACGGGTGTTGTTGAGTTTGCTCCATACGATTATCATATTCAGTTTGCACAGAGGATGTTACCGATATGGTTAGAGAAGTCAAAGAAGTATAAAGACACGAACTACGAAGGGTACATAAAAGTATATGTTGATGATGACGAAGAAGTAGAAGGAATCTCGGCATGTATTGGTAAAGATATTAAGCAGATGGACTGGAAGGAACTCATGAGCCTTGCATGTTACAAGAAGCTTAGAGAAATACCGCTATATAAGAGCGGAGATATCAGAAGAGCAAGGGAAAGAGCCTATGCGGTGTATGAAGAAAAGATCAACGGTAAACAAGTTCTTCGTACAGCACAGGACATGAGGAAGTTCAAAGAGAAGCTAGCTGTAAGGCTGGTAACTCTTGGCGACCTTATGGATGGTGCAGAGGTTACAGGTGTTCAGCTTGAAGAGGCGCTTAAAAAGTGCCACAACATGACACAGAACTCTATCGACCCGAGTAAAAGCTATAACTTTGCGAAACTGCCCTCTCTCTTTGTAGACGGCAAGTAAGTACGACCCTAGCCTTGGGTAGCTGCACCTTTTTAGGTATAGTCCAAGCGGAAACTTAGGAATCCGAGTATTCGGGTAGTTCCGCTAGAATTATTCAACTTTTAAGGAGGTGCAGTATGCCTATAATCAGTCCGAGCTTAGACCAAGGAGCATTACTATCTTTCAAAGATAGTTTTTATCAATTGGCACAGCAAACAAAATCTAGAGTGGGTAGCTCTAGCGCGGTTACGTTTCTTCCATCTAAAGGCAAGACACAGAACCTAGCGAGAATTGGTAAGGTAGAACTTACCGAAGTTTCGACCCGTAATCCCAACAAGCAGTATGGTGATTACAACTTAGATAATCGTCAGCTTACAAAGAGACGATTTACTAAGACCATCCAGATCGACAATCTCTATGACATAAACGAGCTTATCGCAGATCCAACAAGTGATATTCTCGCGCAACTCTTGGCCGCTAAAGAGAGGGTAATCGACAGAGTGTTGTTATCTTCTGCTTCAGGAGCAGTTCTTACCGGTGCGCCGGATGCTTCGCCAACATCAACCAGTGCGTCTGATGATGGAGTTATAACTATTACTGCTACTGGCGGTATGGATTATGACGACATCAAAGACATAACCCAGAATTTCATCAACAACGATATACCTGTTGAAGAGTTCAGGGGTTCTTTAATCTGCTTGACAGGTAAAGAGAACACCGATCTTATGTCAATATCGCAGTTCATCAATAACGATTACATTGCCGCGAAACCGGTAGATGAAAGCGTTATGAGCAAGATGGGTGTATATTCAACAGTGTTCTTCGCTGGTTCTGTGAGTGGTGGAATTACTGTTACTAACCCGATCTTGACCGAGGGCGTGACGAATAGAACGTGTGTAGTTCTTGCACCTAATTCTCTTGCTGTAAGCATGGAAATAGGCGATGTCAGAGTAGAACCATCGGCAACGAAGGTAAACTCTACAGACATAACGGTTGATTTTTGGATCAACTCAATGAGAACTGAAGGCGAAAAAGTACAGCTATTAACAACAACTATATAAAGTGGAGGTGATTTGAAATGTCTAACAGACTAACAGTTGGTTACACAGCAGTGCCAAAAGCACCGTTGTATAACCAGGGAAGCAAGATACAGACAGTACAGGCACAGGTTGCTGTATTGACTGCTTGGAATGATGGCGATACAGTTATACTGGCTCGCAACCTTCCAATAGCTGCAAGGATATCCAGTATTCCTTTGCTAACGGCTGGTTCGATCACAGCGGCTACCGACTACGATATAGGTTTTTATCGTGCAGACGGTAACGATGGTGATGAACTTGGCGATGTATTGGACGCGGACATCATTGCAGATGGTCTTGATTTTGACGCGGGAGTTGCGCTTGGAACCGATCTACTCGGACAGGGCTTGACTTTCGACAAGACTAAGACTATCGGCGAATTGCTTGGTTACACAAGCGAAGGCGAAGCGCCTGTAGGAGGTGTTCATCTTGTGATGACGCTGAATACGGCAGGTACAGCGGATGGAACTCTTGACATGGAAGTTAAGATCGATCCGGCGGGATAACGAACAATCTGGGGGGTCTTTTCGGAGGCTCCCCATTCATAAGGAGGACAGATGAAGTTCAAAAAAATACTAGCTTTGTTGGTCTTGGCGGCGTTTCTATTCTCCGCGCCTTTAGCTATGGCAGATGATCTCGATTTTGCACAGTTGGGGCTTGGGGAAATGGACACGCTATCAACAGCGGCCAGTGACGATAAGTTGCTAGTCTATGATACTTCCGCCAAGAAAGGCAAGACTATGGATATAGGTTCGCAGGCCATAACAGGCGGCGTAACTTATAGCGAAGATGTGATATTCCGCGAAAATCTGCTTGCTACAGGCAGAAAAGGCGGAGCGAGTACGGTATCGTCTTCTTCGACTGCCTTGGCTCCCGCTTCATTGCCATACACCGTAGTTCGTAAGTGTATTGGTGGTTCAGGTGGGCTTGACGAGACAGACGGTGGAACGAGATTGCAGAATGGTACACCAGGTCAGATGTTGGTATTGCTGGCAATTACGGTTGAAGGAACAGGAACATGGATAGTAACTCCTAATACTTCGCTGACATTTAATACCTTAACATTCGATGCTGTAGGGGAAACTACTACCCTGTTCTATGTTGACGACACAGTAGGCTGGATAGTGTGGGCGAGTGAAGGAACGACAGTAGATCCTATTGTTACAGATTTCACACAATAAGGAGCCAATGGATATAAAAAAAGCATTATCGTATATTCTAGGTCTATCGGTAGGGTTGCTTGCAGTAGCCCCACCGATAGGCTACTCTATACCAGTAATGGTAAATAGCTACACATGGCTATATTCCTTTGTGGTTATGGCTTTATTGGCGTTCTACTTGCTCTTTACCAAATTACCAACAGCCTTGAAAGTTCTGGGAATATATTTGTTTGCCGGATGTTTCATAAGTGAAGCGCCTTACGCCTCGTTTAATGCTTACATGTTGTGCATAGGAGCGTTGTATTGTTTCTTGTGGTTTATGGAAAGCGACTTTAAGTACACTCTTAATATGGTGTGTGCCGCGTTCTTTATGCAGTGTTCAGCCACAATTACACAGCTTTTCGGTATAGACAAATTGATGAACTTCAATAGGACTGATCCGGTATTTGTTGGAACTGTGATGCAGTACATGAGGTTTTCATCATTGCTGGCTATAATGTCACCGATAGTGGTACTCAAAAACAAGAAATTCATCTTTCTTGTGATAACAATGGCGATACTATCGCAATCATCGTCCTTTGGGCTTGCTGTAATAGCCGGGCTGACGACTTATTTCATTTTAAGGGCAAAGAGGTACAGGGCGGTTATTTTACTCTCTGGTGCGGCTTGTTTGGCTTTATATTGTATATGGGATTGGACTTCAATAAGTGTAGCCTTGACATGTGGACGCTGGAAAGTATGGCAAGATATTGTGAGAACGGTTGTTATGGACACTTCAGGAGAATGGGTATTGCCTCTTGCCGGAGAGATAGACTGGAAAGCTATATTGTTCGGGAGAGGATTAGACACGTTTCTACCGCTATTCCCGATATATAAGCACGATCTGAACCCCTTCCCACAGGCTCATAACTGTTGGTTACAGATATGGTGGGAGATAGGACTTGTAGGATTAACTATCGTATCGGCATATTATTTTAATTTAATGAGAAGATTGAGAAAAAACCCATTGTTGGTAAGCGGACTTGTGTGTATGGGCGTGAATATGTTTTCTGCATTCCCTACACGAATGACACAGACCATGCTTATGATGGTGTGTTTTATCGCTTACTGCGAAAAAAAGGCAAGAGAAAATGTATAAAACTTCAGATTTATATTTAGCGGCGTACTTAAAAGCCACAGGAACACCGATAGAAGGAACGGAACGTAAAGGCCGTAAGGTATTTTTTATATTCGAGGACGTATCAGATCAGGCCGTAACGGATTATTTCAACGATGCAATGGTGGCGGCGCTATCATATAAAGACTCGTTACAGAACTTAAAAACAATGATACATAATATAGGCAGGTAAAATGTCAAACACAAAATCGAGCGTATGTGATCTAGCTTTAGGCAGATTGGGAGATTACGGAAGTGTCAGCGATATAGACACTCCGGAGACTGATATAGAGCGTATATTCTCTAAATGGTGGGATCCAATACGAAGAAAAACCCTAAAGATGCTTATTCCGAGTTTTGCAGCAGCCCGGAAACGAGTATCCCTACACGCAGAAGCGCCCGCGTTTGGATGGAGCCAAGCGTTTGAATACCCGGACGACTGTTTAAAAATGTTAGGCATAGGAGAAGTTCAATACAAAGAGAACAACTACGCCATTGAACAGTTGCCCAGCGGGAAGAAAGCTATAATGACAGAAGAAGACGGTTCGGATGGACTTCCGATAAGATACATTAAAGACGAAACGGACGTATCTAAGTTCACGGACGACTTTGTTACGTTAATGTCATGGGAACTTGCCTATGCTACTTGTATGGGAATAACCAAAGATATGGAGCGATTGACGTACATGGAACAGATATTGCCTAGAAAACGTTCTGAAATGGGCGCGGTAGACTCACAAGAGAACAGGCCGATAAGGATAAATAATTCTAAATTTTTTAAATCACGTACTGTTAATTCACCAACAAACCATGTGAAATATTAATGCAGAAAATCATATCAATATACAATAACCTCTCTCGAGGGGAAACAGATCACGACTTAATGGGTCGTAACGATTTGCCTATTTATAAGAACGGATCTGAACGGTTTCGTAACTTTTGGAGTAATTTCAAGGGTAACGCAATGTTCAGGCCGGGCTTTGAAATGATGGTGGAGTTCGAAGATTGTAACATGGTAGAGTTCAAATTCTCTCAAACACAGGATTATATAGCCTTGTTCTATGATAGCAAGATAAAGTTTTTGAGTTATGATATAGCTGGGAATTTTGGATTTGTTCAGTCGGCTGGTGCAGACCTGGAAGTAGCAAGTCCGTATTCACTTGCAGAAGCTAAAGAGATTCAGTTCACACAGAATGCAGACGTTATGTATGTGGTTCATCCACAACACGAACCATATAAGCTCACAAGGGTAAGCGCTACAAGTTTCACGTTCGCTACGTTTATAAGAACAGCGGATCCATTCGACGATCCCAGTATAGGTACAGTAGGCTGGCCTGCAAGCGTTACGTTCTTCCAGGGCAGGCTTTACTACGGTGCGCCTACACTGAAGTACACTACAGTTTATGGCTCTAAGAGCGGCGATTATGACGATATGACAACAGGTGCGAATGATGATGATGGGTTAGAAATAACCTTGTCGGACTTAACCGAAAAGATTACCTGGCTAAAAAACGGACAGAAAAGCCTTGTGTGTGGTTCTGCTGAAGGGATTGTGCCTATAAACGGAGGTTCAGAAACAGAACCTATCACGCCGAGTACGATCACGGCACACATGTCCCATACAGATGGTAGCGACAATACTATACCGATTCATAAGGACGGATTGTTGTTCTATATCAAGGATGACCAAAGAAACGTAAAATATTTTAAATTTGATTTGCTTTCAGAGACTTTTGATTCGGAAGATGCCAACGCGGTAAGCTACGATATAACCGAAGGCAATATCAAGCAGCTATACCACATTAAAGACAAAAACGATCTGATCTTTGCTTTGTCTGAAGAAGGCGACTTTTTAAGTTTAAACTTCAACCTAAAAGAGCGCATAGCTGGATGGCATAGACATTCCACAGAGGGGAGAATTATAGACATCTGTAGAATGTACGACCAGAACAAGGAGCATAATTTATTTGCTCTCATTGAGCGTACAAACGGCATTTATGTTGAAAGGTTGAGTAAGATTATAGAGTTTCCGCTTTTTGAAGACTACTTCACGGGTTCTGGCAACGAAACATCCGACAGAGAAGCTTACAATAGGATTGTTGCAGAAAAACTAAAAGAATGTAGATATCTGGATTCACATTTGGTTTGGAGTGATTACAGAACAAGCACGATTACCTATGATTCTGTGGCAGGAACAATAAGCGGTGGTTTATTTCTTCCTGGTGATGTTGGTAAAAACATAGTGTACAAGACAGAAACGGGCATGGAATATGGTTATTTCGAGATTACGGCGTATGTTTCATCAAGCATTGTAGAGGTGACAGCGTTAAGCGACATAACAGATGACGAATATTCTAGCTGGTATTTATCAACAGACGGAATAGGCGGGTTGTCGCATCTTGCCGGGAAAACTGTAGGAGTAGTAGCAGACGGTGGTTATCTTGGTGATTTTGATGTGGACGCAGGCGGGAGAGTAGATTTTGACAGACAAATCACACACGCGGTAATAGGCGAGAAATACGAAGGCATCATTCAAAGCTACCCGATCGGTATGTTGATTCAGCTACTTAATACACAATTGTTGCCAAAGAGTGTCGCGGGAGCCTATCTACAGTTCGTATTCTCCGCTGGTGGCGAGTTCGGCACGACACCCTACAGGATGGTCGATATACAGAATTACGCCACAGAAGGGGCAATTTTAGACCTTCCGCCGTTGCCGATGGATGGAACGAAACAGATAACGTATTCAGATGGCACAGCGCTAGATAAAAGGTTTACTGTTAAACAGTCGAAACCGTTACCTCTAAACATAACATCTATTACTTTGGACGTAAAGTTTGGAGACAAATTATGATAAGAGATTATCGTAAAGGTGATTTGGAGTTATTGAAAGGTAATGAATTTTTAAGAGAGCGCACGAAATGGGTAAAGGATTTTGAGAATAGAGAGAATTATACGATAGAAACAAAGGGCAACGTCATGTTGATATTTTCGTATAAAGCATATGCGAAAAGCAGATATACGGTTTATGTAGAAGGTTCTGAAGGTTTAGGCCTTAAAGAAATGAAGGAAGCTAAACGTTTATGGCTCAAAGGGATAGAGACAATTAATCCTATTCGCATTGAAACCATAAGTATAGCAAACGAGAAGAATGATAGATTTCATAGATTTTTTGGTTTCGAATTAGAAGGTACAAAGCGGAACTATTTAGATGATGTAGACTATAACGTGTGGGGGTGGGTTGATGGCATTAGTAAGTAGTATAGTAATGGTGGTGGCTATGGTCGTAGCCGCATCGGTAGCGGCGGCAAGTTCATACTATGCCGGGCAAGAGGCAAAGAAACAATCCAAACGTCAATCGGCCATGTTAGAGTCAGATAAGCGTATGCGACAAAAGGAACGCGCCAGGAAGACTAAAAAGCTTGCCGGAAAACAAAGGGCATCTTTCTTGGCGAGTGGTATTTCCTTGACCGGTGAAGGTACGGCAGAGGCCATGTTGGGTGAGACTTATGACTTTGGTAAAGAAGAAGTTCAGAATATTGGCGAATACTACAGCAAACAGCAAGAAAATGTTTTAGCAAAAGGCCGAACTGATTATAATTTGGGGCTTTTGGGGGCTGTAAGCGGGGTTTCAACGAGCGTAGCTATGGGTGCGGGTAAAACACAAGCTGCGCCTTATAAGGGAAAAGAACAGGTAGTCTCAACAAATTCAGGTGCAAGTGCAAGTTCTTTAAGAAGATAAGGACATTATGGCAAAAAGACAACGAGCAGAAAAAAGACTATTAGATACAGCCGTCAAGCCTCACAGTAGCGCAGAACTATATAAAGCTGTTGGAAGAGAGGCAAAGAGATTGGGTACTACGGTTCAGGGTATAGCCGAGAGAGCGCAAGAGAAGGGCGATATGGCTACTATGAACGAATCTATGAGCGAAGCCAACATACAGATGGCGGAAGCAACGCAGACGTGGCGAGTTGAGAACGAAGGCAGGCCCCGGGATCCAGAATCGTTGGCAAAGCTTGACCAGTCGTACCGTAAGATATATGGACAGTATTCTGATAGTGTCAGCATGAATGGGCGCGGTAAATGGACGGAATTATCTCAAAAGATGATCGGTCGCGCGAAAGAGCAAAACGTGGCCTGGGGGATTAATCAGGAGATAGTCAATGCCGAAAACAGTATTAACAATAGCCGGGCAAACAATTTGACCGTAGCAACACAGTTGGGAACCGTTGGGAATATTGACCAAGCACTACAATTATTTAAAGACTCGAAAGCCGGACTTTCAGCGTTTGGTGAGGGTATATTTAGCGAAGAAAAGCTTACAGAGTTGATGGACGACTACGAATCAGATTTTATGGAAGCCTTCATAGGTGGACAACTTTCAACTGATCCAGAGGGTGCAAAGGAACTTTTAGGCAGACAAGACGTTAAAGATTCTCTTCAAAGCAAAGAAAGAACCAAGACATTGAGTGATCTTGCTGAAAAGAGACAGATTGAAATGGATGACGCTTTTTATGAAGTTCAGGTGAACAATGAGGCAGAGACTACGGAATTTTTGTTTGATACAGAGATTCCTATGGTAGAGAAGATGGCCAAGATTAACGAGGGTGAGCTTAACGAAGACATATCACCTGAATACGCGGAATTGGCGAGAACTGTGTTGACGAGTAAGGAGTCGTTTAAGGCTCCGGCAGATACCCCACAAGAGGCTGAACTTATAAGTTTGGCGGCAAACATGAAATCCATGCTAGGAAAGAAACCCGGAGTGGAATCAAGTAAAAAGTATTTAAGGATGTACGCAGATTTCAACAAACTTACCGCTAAGTATGAAGCCGATGGTAAGGTGCAAACAGCGAGAGCAGAAAAGATATTGGCAGGTTTAAATGCTACAGTTGCTAAAGCTACAGGTAAAGTTGCAAGCAAAGGCAAGTGGATGAGATTTGACGAAGCCGATGCGGATAAGCTTTTCAAAAAGAATCTCACAAGTCAACTACATAGAAACCAGGCCGTGAGAGACTATTTTTATGCTACAGACGGGAAAGATTTTACGGACGAAGAAAACAAAGATACTGCACAACAGATAATAAGCAAAATAAACAAAAAAATATTGGCTGAACCTGTTTCAGATACAACAGCAGAACTAGAAATAGGAACAGAACAAACAGGGGAGAAAGGTACTTATAGATTTAAGGGCGGAGATAGATACGATAGTAAAAATTGGGAGAAAATTTAATGCCTAATCCGTGGGACAAACCAGAAGGAACCACAGAAGTACAGGTAAACCCCTGGGATAAGCCGAGTGAGGACGTACAACAACCTAACTTTGATACGGATGACTTTATGCCTAATGAGATCGGAGAAAACGCAGAAACACCTAAAAAAGTATTCAATTTAGGGCAAATCATACGCGATTTTGGAAGTGTCGAGAAAGCCGCTACTTTTGCCGGTCGCGGTCTATCTAAAGAAATTGCAGACAAACCAGAAAAGCTTAAAGAAATACCCAAAGCTGTAGCGCGGTCTACGGAACAATTTTTAGGAGGGATGAGTGGTCTTGCAGGTATTTTGGGTTCAATAGGCGTAATGAACAAAGATCGCATAGAGATGCTTAAAAGAACGAACATGTCAAGCCCCGCAGCACTTGATATGATGCAGAAATTATCACCCGTATTATCGGAGTGGGGAAAAAAGGGTAAGGATTTCTTCGAGGAAGAGTCCATGAGGGGGTGGGAAGCCCCAGACCCAGAGATATTCAAAGGCACGTTTTTAGAGAATCCTAGTTTTGTTCGTGGCTTCTCTGTGGCGTTTGGCGCGGTTCCTTCACTTGTTGCAGCAGGGCTGGTAAGTGCGGCCACAGGGGGAACGGTAGGAGTGGCGGCGGTGCTATTGGGAGCAGTAGAAAGTAATGATCTGTACTATAGGAAAAAGGAAGCCGGAGGATCCGACACAGATGCTTTGGCTTTGTTTGCTTTAGGTACTTCGGGTTCCGCGTTACTGGAATATGGAGGTTTGAAGCTTATAAAAGGCGGAGCCGGAAAGTTGGCAACGAAACTTCCTGTAGATAATGTCATTAAAAAGGCAATGGAAACCGTTGGAAGGCGTACTCGGAGCGTTATAACTAAACATATTACCAAGAGAATGACAAAAGCACCGCTCGTTGAGCGCATAGGTGGTATCTTGATGGGCGCAGTAGGCGAGGGTACAACTGAAAGTTCACAAGAAGTATGGAATAACGCTATTGTTAAGATGGGGATAGACAGAGCGCAAGATTTGTTTGCCGGTATAATAGAGAGTTTTATAGGTGGATTTGGCGGAGGCGGTATGGCTACTATGGCATTTTCGGCTGTAGACAAAGCAAAAAGGAACAAAGTTGTTAAAAACAAGATATCCAAGTTTGAGAAAGTGTTGAAGGAAGCTGAAGCCGCCGGGATCGATGTAGACCAGTACGTTTTAGCTACGGAGAAAGCTTTTGTGAATAAGCGCAATGTTATAGACATCGAAATAAATGGAGATGTCAACGAAAGCCTTGATTTCGTCAACGACGTAAAAGATGCCGCGGAATTGGACAAGTTAGAACCTGGTGAAGAAGATAGGATAGTCAGAGACAAGGAGGGGAAGCCCATAGAGATAACTGCTAAGCCAAGTACAGTTAAGCAATTGAAAGTAAGGGTTTCAGAAATCAAGAAAGAATACAAAACTATACGCGGACAGGTTAAGAGCGAGACAAAAGCGGTTCAGGAAGGAATTATAGAAACTCTCAAAGCCTCCAACTTAATCGCTAAAGACAAAGCCAAATTCATATCTCGGATAAAAAACACACAAACTGTTCGCCAAGCGGAGAAGATTATACCCAGAATACAGGAACGCGTAGCCGCATTGGAACAGGCACAAGAAGTAAAAGTAACTCGGGCAAAAATCAATAAGCAACTCAAATACACAAAGCCGCCTAAACAGGCCGCAACCCGTAAAGGCAAGTACGATTATGAGACAAATAAGGTTTTCACGGAATTACGAGAACATTCTAAGCTTACGCAAGATAAAGCCCAAGAGCTGTTTGATGCTATTCCAGCAGAAACAGAAACCGAATTTGATGCAATGAAAAAGAGGTTTTTATCTTTGCAGGCGAACGGTAGCAAAGTATCTCCTGCTATGGCTAAAAAGGTGCTTGATGATATACAGACAATGAAAAGGCTAGGAACGGAGACACAAGACGAAGCCAGTATGCTGAAAGCTATCAATCGACAGGAGAACGTCGAAGAGATAAGAACAGGCATTGAGAATATACGCGGAAAGTCAAAAGCCGGAATAAGAACAAAAATAGTTAATGCGTTTCGCAGGGGGTTCTTTGATATATATTCAATGCTTAATTCTACCGTAGGAAAGAATCTTGCCGAAAAACATAATACTGAACTTTCGGAACTGGCAAAACAAACAGCCATATACCAGAGGTCAAGAGACGGCGCACTTTCCATTGCTGAAAATTTGCAAATAAACCCGAAAAGATTGACAGATGTTTTCAGCAACATGGAAGAAGACACGTATACACTCGTCAGACCTGACGAGTTCAAGGATATTCCAAAAGAAATAACCAGATGGGATATAATCGACATTTACAATGCCATAAAGAACGAAAGAACCAGAGAAAACTATTACCGAGTTTACGGACAAGAACAAGTCGATACTTTCGTGGAGAAGCTCACACCGCAAGAAAAGGACGTGGCTGATGGAATGATGGAAGATATCCAGGGCGATTGGGACGTAAGAAACGAAAGATTTATTGAAACCAACAACATGGACTTGGGACAGACCAAAGATTACTGGCCGGCAACAAGCGAAAAACCTCTTGATATGTACGAAGGCATGAGGATGCAAGGGGAAACTTTATCGTCAATGAAGAGGAGAGCCACCGGCGCGGTTACGCCTGTACCGACAAATGCTTATTTAAAGTATATGAGAACAATATCAGAAACAGAACACGTTAGACATCTGACAAGAAAATACGCCGAGCTTAAAAAACTGTTTTCCAATTCAGGGGTAAAAGCAGATTTTGAGAAGAAGTTCGGAGAAAGAGTTTACAAAACACTTATGAGCCAGATAGAAAATATATCCTTGAATAGAATGGAAGCTGAACTTGACGCAGTTACGGGAATGATGGGTAAGGGTCTCAATAATTGGGTAGTGGCTAAAATTGCCTTGAATCCGTCCGTATTTGCCAAACAGCTAATATCTGTAGGCAACTACATGGAGGACATGGACAGTGTTGAATGGGGCAAATATTTTGCTGAAGGTGTAAAGAATCCCATAGACACATTTCAATATATGTGGGACAACATACCTGATTTAGAGGCACGTTTCCATAAAGGATATTCGGAAGCTATCGAGAGAGTAATGGACGAGGCCGGACGAATGAAAAGCAAAAAACAGGCCTGGACAAATGCTATGACATTTTTAGTAAGAACTGGCGATATAGGAGCTATCGTTTACGGTGGATATCCCGTAATACAATCCGAACTTAATAAGCATGGAGATATGAAAAAGGCTATTGAAGTTTTTAACCAGGCAACGCTTAGGGCGCAGCAGTCAGGACTGAAATCTAGCCGTTCACAGTTTCAGAATAGCAAACAACCATTGGCAAAACTATTTTTAGCGTTCAAGAACACGCCTACACAGTACCTAAGAAAACAAGCAAACGCCATGATAAGTTACGCACAGGGAGATATATCCGCAAAGCAACTTGTAAAGACGTTGACTATTTATGGCATTATACAGCCTGCTCTATTCGGAGTGGCTGGCGTGGCCATGAGAAGCCTTTTATACGGAGGTACTGACGATGACGACGAAGGCAAATATTTCTCTGCCATGTTAGAGGCTATAGCTACAAATCCGTTTAACGCTATTCCTGTAATTAATGACTTAGCTAAAGCGGGAATGCGAAGCGTGCAAGGTAAAAACGTCTGGAAGATTTTAAGTATGCCATTGTTAGATGATATTGCCAAAGCTGCTAGGGGTATGCTCAAAGAAGACGTAACGATAGCCGAGGTTATGACCGAATTAGTTTCACTTGGATTAGAGGTTGGCACGGGTGCGCCTGTAGCAACATACAGAAGAATATACGAAAAAAGGTTTGGCGATGGCGATAAGTCAAGATTGTAACAAAAGGAGACATTTATGTTATCAGACAACTATGTACCAGAGAAATATGCAGGCAATGGAACAACACCAACCTTTTCGTTTGGTTGGGCTATATTAGCCGAAGCGAATATTAGGGTTTATCTTGAAAATGCCACTACGCTTGTACAGACAGCGCAAGTCCTAGGTTCTGACTTCAACGTAGTTTCTGGGTGGGATGCGAACGGTGGATCTATAGAGTTCACGGACGCACCGTCTACTGGATATAATGTTATTATAGCTAGGGATATTTCAGAAACACAGGAAGTAGTCTATAAAACGAGTTCTGGGTTTCCGGCAAAGGTAGTCGAAAACAGTTTTGATAAAGTCACGGCTTTGGTTCAAGACGTTGCGGAGCTTGCCGCTAGATGTTTGAGATATCCTGTAGGAACAAGCGATAGCGTTTCAAGGGAAATGGTTGCGCCTGGAACTGACGCGGGATATCCTTATTGGGATGGATCGGCATACGATTTTGTAACAGCGATAACAGCTACAGGAGATTACCCAGGGGAGATTACGCGCGGAACTGATGCAAGTAAAAGCGCAAGTCCCGCTGTGGGAGATATACACGTTGCCACAGACACAGAGATACTTTATATTTGTTTTACGGCGGGATCGTGGGTTGATTATAATCAAGATATAGTGAATAAAAATGTTATACAAACAATGAGCCTTACGCAAACCGTTGGAGGGGGAGTATACAGTCTAGGAAACAATGCACAGTACCAATCATTTACACCCCTAAGAGACATGTATGTTTCTGTGGTTGAACTTGAAAGAACCGCACCCTTGAATGGTGTATCAACAGTTCGAATCTCAATAGAAACAGACAATGCGGATGCTCCATCTGGAACAAGAGCAGACGGTTCCTCTACGGCAGATGTGTCGCTTCCGAATACAGCCGCTTGGCATGCGCTAGATTTTGGACAAACCATTTTCTTAGAGAAAGCCACAAAATATTGGTTTAAAATACAAGAGGTAGTTACAACTAACAATCCAAGATTAAGTCATTCACCTGTAGATTCTATGCCTGACGAAGAATGGATCAATCAGGTAGGCACTAGGTTTGACGAAGATTTAACCATTAAACTGTATAGTGGATCTTTCGTTGTAGGTGACGCGGTGAAGGTAAGTAGTTCTGCGGCTTTCGAAAAAGCCCAAGCAGATTCAGAAGCTAACTCGAAAAGTTTTATAGGAATAGTAGAAACAGTAAACGCGGTAAGCTATTATACGTTTATCGACATTGTTATGGGCGGAGTTATTGATGGATTATCTTCATTGGTGGCTGGAAGTCTTTACTATTTAGATACCGCAACCGCCGGTGATATTACGGCAACAAAACCAACAACTGTGGGGTCTTTCGCCAAGCCAGTCTTGGCGGCTCTAAGTTCGACAACAGGAATAGTAATAAATCAAGCGGGAGTAGAAGTGATAGCAAGTACGACAGACATAGTTTTTTACGAAAATGACATAGTTTCTTATGAAAATGAAGTTGTTTATAACCAATAGGAGGAAGAAATGGCAGATTTAAAAAAGACAGCAATAGCAAGACTAGCGAGAGTGGAAAGTGTTGACCTTAATGCAGTGGCGAGTACGAATCTTTATACTATTCCGGCACTGGAAAAAGCGATAGTTACACATGTAGTTATCAGGGATTTATCGGCGGATGCGGCTCTTTGCCAGCTTACGTTAGGGCAATCGGGTGCGAAGACTGATTTTCTTAACACACAAGACGTAGGAGAGAACCTAACAGCCGCAGGCAAGGCGATGATACTTTATCCGAAAGATGGAGATTTGTATGGTTCTGACACATGGGATCCAGCAGCCATTCCCGATGGCGATGAAGAAGCCAAGGATGTTGCCTTGACGGGCGCAGAAATGGGCGATTTTGCTATAGCCTCGTTCAGTAATGATGTAACTGATTTGATTCTTGATGCACAGGTAACGACATCTAACGTGGTAACTTGTGTGCTTGCCAATAATACGGGTGGCGCTATTAATCTGGCTTCGGGAACAGTCAGGGTAAGGGTTCTCAAATTAACGCCGTTTCCACCTGTAGTCGTGGAATATAACGCAGCCGAAATATTCGTAATAGACGTAACTACTGCGGCAGGTGTTGCATGTACCTGCACTGTTGACGTTTACGGTACAGCTAAAACAGCATAGGAGGACAATATGAAAAAACTTATTGTATTTTTAATAGTAGCGTTTGTGCTTGGGTTTATCGCAAAGATAGCGCATGCGGCACTTTTGAGCGAACAGGTAATATTTAATAATGCGTACGATGCGGGCAATACTGCATTGAAAATAATCACGGCATAGGAGGAATGATGAAAAAGAAATTTATCGTAGGGCTTTTGTTGGTGGCAATGGTATTTGCAGGGTTTCAGACGGCAGATGCGGCGTTGCTATCAGTACAAAAGATACTTAATAGCGTGTACGATTCTATCAACTCGGCCCTTACGGTAGTATTTGCGGCGGGGTCAACAGTTCCGGCGGCGGGGTCAGACAAGGAAGTGCAGTTTAATGACGGCGGGAGTGTGATAGGTGCTGAAGCTGGCTTTGAATACGATAAGGCTACAGATACGCTTACCGCAGTAAATGTGACTTCTTCAGGCACAATCGAAGGCGCAACACTTACAGAGGGTGGGGTTAATGTTCCTACGGTAAACGACAAGCTATCTGTATTCGCCTCAACAAGTTCCGCAGAATTGGCGGGGGTTATTTCTGACGAGACAGGAACAGGGGTTGTGGTGTATTCGACAAACCCAGCATTTACCACACCCAACATAGGCACACCCTCCGCGGGAACGCTTACAAGTTGCACCGGTTTACCAATTAGTACAGGTGTTGCAGGACTGGCCGTTAATATAGCTACATGGCTAGCTACACCATCGAGTGCGAACTTGATAGCCGCTGTTACCGATGAAACGGGAACAGGTTCGTTGGTGTTTGCGACTAGCCCTACATTTGTAACACCTGTACTCGGAGCGGCAACAAGTACGAGTTTGGCGCTCGAAAATGGTGTACTTCTTGCTAACGCCGTAGACAATACCTATACAGTAACAGAAAACGGCGACATACTTTCTCAAACCTTCTCGGGAAGTGCTATATCGGACGACTATACAGGCATCACAGAGAGAGTTTATAATGAAGCTGGTGCAGATGTAAACCATCGTTGGGAGACCGCAAATACGCCAGGATTTTTTGTTATAGATGCCGGGGCTGACACTATGGTGGTTTCTAGTGGATTAAACCAAAGACCATCCTTGACGCTTCAAAATACAAATACAGACGGTGATGGAGTTAATTTTGATTTTGATAAGGTTGACACGGGAGGCGTAGGTGACAACACAACAATCGGAAAGTTTAGACAATTTGGACTTGATTCGGGTCATTCCCAATTACAATACTCGGAAATAGCTTTTGTTGAAGAAGATACTACAGCCGGAGACGAAGCAAGTTCTATTCGTTTAAAAATACGAGTGGACGATTCTTTGTCAGAAGTAATAACGCTTGATGGATACGACGGCTCTAATGTCGGTCAAGGCGATATTATATTAAATGCCGCGCAGAAAGATTTGGATTTGTCTTTTTATAGCACAATTAGCGCGAAAGCTTTTGTAGTAGATGCCGTAACCGAAGAAGTTTATGGAGCAACATGGAACGACCAAAGATCAGGCAATCTAGCATCCGACATATTCGGAGACATGACAGACCCACGCTTACTCTTAGCTTTCTACGGTACACCAGGAAGCGGAACGACTGAATACGACCTGTCAGGTACGAATAACGATGCTACTTACGAGGCAAGTGGAAGTTGGGCGAGTGGCGACAAGATAAACAAAGGCATGGTAAACGCACTTGATTTTGACGCTACAGACGATTATTTAAGCATAGCAGATGCGGCTAACCTTTCGTTTGATGATAGTTCAGGCGAGGCGGTAACATGGTCTGGATGGTTTGAAGTGGTAGCAACAGCGGTTTCGCAAGTTGTTATTTCGAAATGGGATGAAACTAACGCGGCAGAACTTAGAGAATGGAAAATCGAACTCACAAGTGACGAAAAATTACAAATATCTCTATATGATGAATCCGCCAACGTAGTAACATATAGGGTTACAGATGCCGCTTTAGCCGTTGGAGTACATCACTGGTCTATAACCTACGATGGTTCCGGCGGGGCAACTGCTCTTGATGGTGCTAATTGTGTTATCTATGTGGACGGTTTGGCAGTAGCGAGTACAGCGACTAACGATGGAGCCTACGTTGCTATGGAGGATTTAGCCACAGATGTTTTTGTAGGTGCAGAAACAGGAACAGCAGCAATAGACGAATTCTTTCAAGGCAATATGGCTTCTGGGCTTCCTATCGATAGCGCAGAACTATCCGCAAATGATGAATGGAAAGAATTTATGAAAGGTGCATGGAGACTTAACGAACAGGATAATATTTCTTAAAGGGGGATTATGAAAAAAGTATTAATTTTGCTTATATTGATAGGTTTTGCGATAAGTGGCGTTGCACAGGCTGACCAGATACAGGACACCGCTACAGAACTCGTCCTAGTGCTGTACGACAACCCTTCGGACGAACTTGTAGCCAAAGAGATAGCCGATGCAAGAAAACGCGTTAAACGGCGATATAAGGACGATAAGAATGTGGAGTTAGTTGTAGACACTGAAGGGTATACAGTGAGAGAAAAGCTTAAAGACCCATCAGACAAACATGTGCTTAAAAGGTTGAGGAAGAAACTAAAATCTGTTAAACGTAGCATTGAGGCTCAAATATGAAAAAATTTACAATAAACTATTTACATGATTAAGGAGTACAGATGGCTAAAAAGACATTTAAATCGATAAAAGTTAAGTCTAAAACCTTTAAAGAGAGGACTATAAAAATCACTAGAAAGGCAAAGGGAGGTAAGCGTGGAAAAACATGATCTGTTTAAACTGATTAAGTATAGTTTTGTGATGGCAATCACTATGTTTGTTGTTTTCATCTTATCTTTTATGATGGTGTTCCATATTTTTTTCGTAGTTGACACTACCGAAGCTATGCAGGTGGGCAACCTATCTATAAAAGGTGGTGATGTCGAGGTAAATGGAACGTGTGCCGCAAACGGCACACAACGTATCATAACTAGGGTTGAGGGTGATATAGGACATTTCTTTATTGTCTACTATGTCGATGTTACGTTTGAGTGTGGAGTGGTTGTGTGTATTTCAGAGGAAGGAAGTTATAGAATAGAATAATAACAAAGGAGAAATTATGAAAGAGTTACTAAAAAAGCTAAACGAAGTAATTGCAGAAGCGGAAAAAACGAGGGAACAGTTGGTGTCCGAGCTTGAAGTCGCAAAGGATAAGGGCGTAAAAGCCGATGCAGATGTTCTTGAATGTAAGGAACAGAAAAAACAGATGAAGGCACGCGAAAAGGAAATCAAGCCGATAACATCTTTGATAGCACTCAAAGAAGAAGCGCTTGCCTTAAAATCAGAAGTTAGACAGGCAGAAGAAGCTTTGGAGAAGAAGAAAAAAGAACAGGACAATGAGATGCAGAAAGAAAGAGTCTCACTTTCAGACGCTACCGCTATAGTTGATTCCAGGGAAAAAGATTTGGAGAAACGAGAAGCTAAACTTGAAAAAGATAAAGCCACTTACAAAGAACAGGTGTTAAAAGACGTTCAGAAGAATCTTAAAGTATCTGTAGGAAAATAATATGGATTTAACGCAAAAATCTATAAGTAGTCGGTTCCGCGATCAGGGCGAAATATCGTTTTTGATACACGATATTGACGATGCCACTAGTCCGAGATATTACGGATGGGTACATGCGAGCGGAGCGTTTATGATAGTCCGAGAGGTTGATTTTCAGACTACTCGGTATTATGAAGGTGACGGAGTAGAGGTGTCTTACGAAGTTGCTTGGGCTGTTAGAGCAACACATTCTTACGACTATATCTATAACTTGGGTTTATTCTAATGAGAATAAAAAAACTAATCACATGTTTATTGTTGTTGTGCATAAGTTGCACTGCTTCGGCTTCAATTGAAAGGGTAATGAAATGGCCTACCGGAACACCTCTTCAGTTCGAATCTACTTTGCAGTACAAAGGAACAATAGCCGCAGCAAGTGACTTTCCAACGTCCACGGCCGTACAATCAGGATGGATGTATGTTGTCACGGTTAATGTAACAGATAATGATCCGACTAAAACCAATACTGGTCAAGTTTTTGTTGCAAACGACCAGATCATGTGGAACGGTACTGATTGGACGCTGCTAGGTAATTCTTCCAGTATTGTGGCGAATTATACTATTCTTAATGAAGTCCCGACCCCGGCAACAGATGGCGCACAAACGGTATTCACGGTGGTTAATTCTTATGTGGCCGGGACGCTACAGCCGTTTCTTGACGGACTAAAGCAAATACAAACAACAGATTACGCGGAAACAACGCCAACAACTTTCACTATGGTAGTGGCTCCGGCTGCTGATGAAGCCTTGGTAGTAAACTATATAAAACAATGATAAAAAAACTTACAATATTTTTATTAATCTTATCTGTATCTTTTTCAGCTTTTGCGGCTAAACCGAAGGCTAATAAAATACGCATAGATGATGCTGGTACTTATTACACCAGTACAGACGTTGAGGGCGCGTTGCAAGAAATTGGTGCGGGCACTATTGCTCCGTTTTATTGGGACAGGGTAGGAACAACTATAAGTCCAAAGACCGCAGGGGATGATATATCCACGCTCACGGGTAAGGTTACAGCTTTTCAGATGACCATTCTTGATGAAGAAGATACGTTGTCGATTAACGGTAGCACGTTTCTTTCTTTTAGGGGCGGTACAGATAACTTTTTTATGGGTATAGACGTAGCCCCACTTGCCGAGGCTGCGGCAGACACAAACATGGGTCTTGGCGCGGGAGCCTTAGCTGCCTTGACTACAGGTAACAGTAACTTTGCTGCGGGTAGGGATGCCCTTTCGAAAGTCACCACCGCGTCTAGTAACGTAGCTGTAGGGCCTGGCGCGGGAGCAAAGACGATCGAGAAAGAGTCTGTATTCATCGGGCCCAGCGCTGGAGGTAGTGGGAGTTCAAGAAGGAGTGTTTATGTAGGGTCAAGTACCGGGATAAAAAATAACGGCATAGGTGCTTTGATGATGGGGTACAGGACATGTATCAACGCTACAGGTTCAGCCCAAGTTATAGTTATGGGACATCAGGTAGGAGGTACGTTAACAACTGGGGATGATCTTGTTCTTATTGGGGCGCAAGGGGACGTTGCGGCTTCCAATTCTAACAACTGTGTTGGTCTAGGCAAAAATGTTGTGGTCGGCACAAGAGAATTTGTTGTGTCCCAGGTTGACGATGTGATTCTCGGACAGGACAGAGACAACGTAAGCTATTGGCTAGGTGCAACAAAAGACGCTAGATTCTATTACGATGGCGCAGACTGGATGTTTGAATCGGCTGGAAATGAAAGATTTAGAATAAACACTACTGCGGAAAACTCGGTTATCACTGGTTCTGGTGATGGAGCTCTAACCTTAGATTTACCCTCATGGGCGGGTGACATATATTCAGAATTTGCTTGGTCAGATCAGGGCGTGAATAAATACGGTTTATATTACACCACCACTGGTGAAGCATTAAATTTATATCATTATGGCATAGCTGAAGATATAGTTACCGTTAATAGTTCAGGGCATTTCATATACAACCCGGACAATGTTAGTGATTTATTTTTTATAGTGAACAGCCCAACTGGTACGGCTTATCAATATAGTGGTACTGATCTAACCCATAGATTCACCGGTGGGGTACAGAAAAGCATGTCAACTAAGACAGCCGATTATACTGTTCTTATTTCAGATTATACTATTATGCTTGACGCTACAAGTAACACGGTTGAGGCCACATTGCCAGCAAGCCCAGGTCAAGGACAGATATTTAATATCTCCTGTATCGATGCAACGTATGCCTGCACGATTGCGCGTAATGGTAACAACATAAATGGTGTGGCAAGCGATTTGTCTTTGGTCTTAAATGAAAACGTGATACTTCAATACGACACGACTTATGGGTGGAAGATACTATTAAAAAATACAGTAAAAAACATAAAAATAATCAATGAAGTTGCTGATTTACCTACCCCTACAGACACCGCAGATGGACTAGGGACCGCTTACCGACTTGAGGGTAATGGTTATAAGTTCGGCGCGGATATGACTTTAGATTA